CGAAGGTAAGGATTTGTACATGAAAGGTATTTGTATTCAAGGTAATGTAAAGAACGCAAACCAGAGAGTGTATCCTACTTTCGAAATCAACAAAGCAGTACAAAAAGTATCCGACCAAATCGCTGGGGGCCAGAGTGTCCTCGGCGAAGTGGACCACCCAGAGGATCTAAAAATTAATTTGGATCGAGTATCACACATGGTGACATCTATGTGGATGGATGGGCACAACGGATATGGAAAGTTAAAAATATTACCTACTCCAATGGGTAAGCTTGTAGAAACAATGCTACAATCAGGCGTAAAATTAGGCGTATCAAGCAGAGGCTCAGGAAATGTAGATGAAGGCAGTGGTAATGTATCGGATTTCGATATGATTACCGTAGATGTTGTGGCTCAACCATCGGCTCCGAACGCATATCCAACTCCAATTTATGAAAGTCTTCTCAACATGAAGCACGGACATAAAGTTTTGGAAGTGGCGAAAGCGATCAAAGAAGATGCAAGAGCACAGAAACATCTAAAAGAGGGAGTGATCCAATTAATACGGGATCTTAAACTATAAAGGAGACAATCACAATGTTAGACGTAATCAAACAACTCCTTGACAAAGACCTGGTAACAGAAGAGAACCGTGCTGAAATTCAAGAAGCATGGGATCAGAAGTTATCGGAAGTCAAAGAAGAAGCTAAAGTCGAAGTCAGAGAAGAGTTTGCGAAACGTTACGAACACGATAAGTCCGTTATGGTAGAAGCAATGGACCGCATGGTGAACGAAGCACTGAAAAAAGAAATCAGTGAATTTGTTGAAGATAGAAAACAACTTGCGGCTCAGAGAGTAATGTACAAGACTGGCGTTAAACCACACATGGAGATGCTACAAAAGTTCATTACAAAACAACTTGCTAACGAGATGGCAGAGTTACAACAAGACAGAAAACAAGCGGCAGAACAAGTCAAAACACTTGAGACGTTTGTTACACAAACTCTTGCAAAAGAGCTCAATGAGTTCGAAACTGACAAGAGATCTGTTGTTGAAACAAGAGTGAAACTTGTGAAGGAAGCAAAAGAAAAATTTGCTGAGATCAGAAGTGCATTCATCAAGAAAGCAAGTAAAATTGTAGAACAAGTCATTAGTGAGAACATCACTAAAGAGATGACTCAATTCAAAGAGGACATCAAAACGGCTCGTGAAAACAATTTTGGTAGAAAGATCTTCGAAGCATATGCTTCTGAGTATCTAACTTCTTACCTACACGAAACTTCGGAGATTCGTAAGTTACAAGGCAGACTTGACGAAGCTGAGCATAAGATTGCAGAGAAATCAAAACTCTATGAGTCTACTAAGATCGAAAAAGAAAAGATCGAAAACAGACACAGAAGAGATAAGATTTTGAACGAGATGTTACAACCATTGTCAGGTGACAAGAAGGATGTAATGGGCAATCTACTTGAAACAGTGCAGACAGACAACTTGAAAACGGCTTTCAACAAGTATCTTCCACACGTGATGAAAGATGCGAGAAAGTCAACGATAATTTCTGAATCAAAAACAGAATCAACAGGCGACAAAAGACAGGCAACAACACAGGCAAATGAAACAGATGCAGATGTGGTAAACATCCGCAAATTAGCAGGTATTAATTAAGGAAGGAAATAATACAATGACATCCACTTTATTAGAAAGTAAATGGCAAGAGACTAAGTCAGCACTCATGGAAGGTGTTGCAGGTACTAAAGCCAAAAACATGGATGTGGTCCTTGAAAACACACGCAAATACCTGTCAGAGCAGGCTACAGCTGGAGCGACTTCAGCTGGTAACGTAGCTACTCTGAACAGAGTTATTTTGCCTGTAATCAGAAGGGTCATGCCAACTGTTATAGCCAACGAGATCGTTGGTGTACAACCTATGACAGGTCCGGTTGGACAAATCCACACACTAAGAGTAAGATATGCTGACACAACAACTGGCGGTGCAACAAACATCGCATCAGGTGATGAGGCATTATCTCCATTCAAGATTGCATCAAGTTACTCAGGTAACGACAGCGACCCAGCAAAAGGTGCCGCTACTGCAACACTTGAAGGTGCGGCGGGTAAGAAACTAAACGTACAGATCTTGAAGCAAGTTGTTGAAGCTAAATCAAGAAAGCTATCAGCACGTTGGACATTTGAAGCGGCTCAAGACGCACAAGCACAGCAAGGTATCGACATCGAAGCAGAAATCATGGCGGCATTAGCACAAGAGATTACTGCAGAGATCGACCAAGAGATTTTAACATCTCTTAGATCTTTAGCTGGTAGTGCGGCGGCAGCTTTCGACCAATCTGCTGTATCAGGTACTGCTACATTCGTTGGTGACGAACATGCGGCTTTGGCTGTGTTAATCAACCAACAAGCAAACCTAATTGCTCAAAGAACAAGAAGAGGCGCGGCTAACTGGGCTGTTGTTTCTTCAGAAGCTTTGACAATTTTACAATCAGCAACAACTTCTGCGTTCGCAAGATCAACTGAAGGCGTATTTGAAGCACCAACAAACACTAAGTTTGTAGGAACTTTAAACAACTCAATGAGAGTATACGTTGACGGTTACGCAGGTACAGGTACAGATGTATTAGTAGGATACAAAGGTTCATCAGAAGCAGATGCGGCCGCGTTCTACTGCCCATACATTCCGTTAATGTCATCAGGCGTTGTGTTAGATCCTGCTACATTCGAACCGGTAGTAAGCTTCTTAACAAGATATGGTTATGTTGAGTTATCAAACACAGCATCATCTCTTGGTAATGCGGCAGACTATCTATCAAGAATTAGCATTTCTAACGTATCATTCAAGTAATCATACTTTCAAAAGGGCGG